TGGAAAGGATAGTTTTGGTTTAAAAAACTTGTCTCAAACTTTGCAACCACAACACCTGATAAATCGTGTGTGAGGCTGTAATCCACACCTACTTTGTAAATATTATAATTACCTGATGTTTCAAAACGACTTGGATGTGTAATAAATTCTATCAAACCATCTTTGACTTGATATTTAAACACGCCATTAAAGTCATTCCAAGCACCATATTTATCTTGAACCCACGCTTTTTTGTCTGTGTACCACCGTAATGTTATTCCGTAATTTGGAAAATTTAACCAGTATTGATTGTCAAATTGTATCCCAACAGCGTCTTTATCTTGTGGTACAATGTTACGAATATTTCTATCCATAAAATCAATGTTATAAGATTCGTCTACCGCATACAAACTATTGAGTGCCACTACACCTTGTTTTGATAAAAAGAACAATTTATTTCGAATTGGTCGCACAGATTTTGGTGCGATGGTACCTACGGTTGAATTGATTGAAAACGGTGCATAAGGGTTGGTTGCGGTTAGAAGTCCTGAAGTTCCTTTAATACCCCAAGTAGATTCTTCTGTTTGAACGACGAGAATGTTCATATAAGGCGTTACAGAAACAATCGGGTCATTGTTATCATTTGTAAAATCTAAATAGAATTTAGAGGGAAAATAGAACGGTTTATCAGGGAATGAATAAAACACCGAGTTTGGCATTTCTTCACTTCCATACACCATCAATTTATTAAAGTGTTCAATGACTTGATTACACGACCATATTGGATGTGCACGGTCTCCTTGAAAAAATGTATAATCTGTAAGTTTTTCTTCAGTAATGGTGATATCTTTTGCGATATAATCAAACCTAATAATGTCTTGGTTTACTTTATTATAATTAGCATCTAAAGTGTCAATCTCAAGTTTGTAATTAAATCTAAAATCATAATTACCAGATAAGAGACCTTTTAATATTTTGACATTTAAAAGATTAACACCAAGTTGATTTTTAACTTCAAGTGTTGTAGATAAATTATCTACCTCAAATAATGTATAATTATAATTTGGAAAAGCTTGTTCTAATGCAACAATTTTATCTGTTGTTGAATTAAAAATATATCTTGAGTTATAAAATGATTTTTCTTCATCTTCTTTATCTGAACGAGTAATATCTGTCGGTTGATAGAAAATGCTACTAGTGTTACTTGCACTAATATAACTTGTTTGTGATTGTGCATTTGTCACATCAATACCTAATAATGTTGTCTTAAACTCAACTGCATAGTGATTTCCTGTTTCAACATCGTCAGGCACATCAATATAATATCGGCTACCTTTTACAATTAAGTCCTTTCCTAACACATATGTTTTAATTTTATTATCTGTTGTATGAGAACTTTGACTGTCGTGTCTGTAAAGAGTCATTGTAGTTTGTGGTTTATTGATAACGGCTAATACATTATCTCGTTGTGTACGAGACATTGGAAATGCGTTTTGTAATTCTGTATAATTTAAAGTTTTCCAAATAGAAGATTCTGTATCATAATATTCTAAAATTTTTGAATATGTTGTAAAATAATTATCATTTTCTTTTTTATATCTAATAACTATTTGTATTGCGTTTAGTGGTTGTGTTAAAATTTCATAGCTAAGGTCAATACTTCCAATATCTTCGGTTTCAATTGGATAGGTAATTAAAGGAATACGGCCCTGTTTATCAGAAATTTCATCTAAAGGACTCGCACCTTGGAAAATATTACCTGCCTTATACATTAAAGAAACAATATAAGTTTTATTACCTGTAACAGTGCCAAGATAATCTATTTTCCATTCGAAAGTTTTATTTCTTGGGTCTTTTTGTATGTAATTATTTAAAACTGTACGAACTTCTCTATTTCTAGTTTCAATATCAATTTCTTCACCTAAGTCGTCTTTTAATACAAACCCAAGACGCTTTCCTACAGGTGTTTCTATAACATTAAGGTCACTAATGTCCACATCAATGTGTACATCTCTAGATTGAATATCAATATAACTAGCATCTGTATCAACAAGTTGTGTTTCTCGACCGTAGTCTGGTTTCCAATCTATAAGAGAATCTTTGTTTAAAGTACGCTGTTTAGGACGCCAGTCATATCTTGTTAAAGGAAGTGTCGTTACAGCACCTAATGTGCCAACTGTCAGTGTTTGTTCCGCCAAACTTTGTGCAGTAAAAGCATCTAAATCATCTGCATTAATAGACGCATCAATTTCATCTAAGACATTGTTTAAACTACTAAAAGTAATATCTTTTGAATCAATGGTAGTAAATGAAAACTCTGTTGCACCAGGTCCTGAAGGACGGTATTGAATACTTTCTAAATTGACATCATAAATAAGACTGTCGTTTAAATCAAAATTAAAAGGTGTTTTTAATTCATTTTTTACATTATACGCTAAATTAAATTCTAAAGTTCCATCTTTTGCATATGGTAATTTTGGAACATTATTATGTGAAAGTATGGTAATTAACGATTCACTTTCTTCTGGCAATACTTCCGTTGGCATTTCAACATTATCAAGTCTTTCGTAATACAAGAAGTCGTAATCGTCTTCCATTAAGTTGTGACCAGTCACAATAAGTTCTGAATAATTTGGGTCGTCTTTTGCAAACAAATATGCTTTTAAAACATTTTCTTCTTCCACAATATAAATTGGGTATTTTCCTGTAAAGATATACAATACATTCGCAATGTTTGCTGCACCCATTAGTCGTGTGTTTTGGAATCCTGTAAAGCCGGAACCAACGCTAAAATCTTCTTCTAAACCTAAATAACCCGCAAGTGTTTCAGGATAACTTAAACCACTTACTGTGTTAAATTGTGTAAATTCTGTAAATGTACTTTCTGGCGCATTAAGTAATTGGTAATAAATTTTACCATCTACTGCTGTAATAATATATTTATCTAAAAACTCCCAGTATCCTTGTAGCTTACTTTGTGCAGTAACGGAAAGTCCTGCGCGAAACTTTTCATAAGTTCCGTAACGCTTTTCAATAAAACCAAACTCAGACAAGGATACATTTTCTGCATCACGCAAAAAGACGGCTCCTAAAGAATCGTCTGTGTCGACTGTTTTAAGTCCACCTTGAAATTGTTTGTGAACATCAATATAGCGTTGTGTTGTGTTAACATCGTAAGCATATCTAGCCATTAGTATTTATCCTCTTCTTCCATTGTCTCAACATTTTCATCAACAAGTGAATTGTCAACATACTTAACAACTGTTCCATCATTTTTACGCGTTACAACATATTCTTTATAAACAGTGGCCTTATTCCATTCTCCAGCAAAAGGTGCTTGAGTAAAATCTGTTAAGTACACATTTTCACCTAATCTATATTGAGAAAGCTCTGGGTTGTTTTCTCCATCTACAAGGTATCCAGTTTTGATATTTAAAGAAGATTTAAATTGTCTTGCGTTAATTAAAAACTCTTGAAGTATGAGTTGTTTTTCTGTAATAGAAGATTCCTGACCCTTGACTGCAGAAACGACATAAGGAAGCATTACCCCAATCATAAATGTTTTAGATAAAGGGTAGTCGGTATATGCACCAATTTCATCGTCTGCTAAATTTTGTGCATTTGTTTTTGATGGGTCAGCGTTTCCATAATAAAAACTGTCGGTATTATAACTTGCCGCACCACTAAATTGGTCAGACGGTGTAACACCAATATTTTCAACAACATCCATTGTAATATATGGAAACTTAGTAACAGGAGGAATTAAGTTGAAGTTTGCAATTGCTTTATTAAACCAGCGTGCGATTTCTTCAACGGTAAATGTATCGTCAACATCTTGGTTGACATAATTTGAAAAATCGTATATGTTCATATATACCTCCTTAAAAAATAAAGGGGCACCTTCATCGGCACCCCTTCAGGTTAGTCCTTGTAAATCTCCTCAGGCGTAGGGAGTTTTTGGTTTTTTGATAAAACCGCACCCTTCATTAAGCGTTGTGCGTGTTCAGCAAACGGTTTTGGTACTTTTACTTTTTGTCCAATCGGTATCATAATTGATACTGCATTTACAGAAAAGTGAAGTGGGTCTCCAAATGCCGCACGATAAACTTCTGGAATAAAAATTTCTACTTTTTCTTCGTTCGCAAACGCTTCAAATGCAGCTTTCCAAGATTTTTCGATTGCGGTTTGTGGAGAAGCTTGTTCTCTTAACACACTTTCGTCGTTAATGATTGTTTCTTTTTTTGCCATATAGGAATTCCTCCTTTATTTTTTATTTATATTAAGCAGCGACAGTAATTGTTACTTGGTAACCTTCAGGAACGAAGATTTGTTTGTCAGCAAGTACTACACGAGCTTCTTTTTGAGTTTTGTTGAAAATCCAGTTTCCAATATCAGCAACTGCAATTGATTGTCCTAAAATTGTGTAAGTTGCAACAGTACCACTAGCTTCAGCAGGAGCGAGCGCTTCTACTTGAGTAAGTGTTGAACCGAATGCAGCTTGTACAATTAAGTCAGCACCTTGAGAATAAGTAATACCTGAACCAGCAACGAATCGTGCTTCTAATAGAGGTACAGTAGCAGCAGGACTTAAAACAGTAGCACGAACACCAGCAACTTGGTTAAGTGAACTTAAGTTGACAGTACCTGTGTTAGTTGGGTTAGACCAGTAGTTGACAACTGATTCTGCGCGCAATACTTTTGCAGCAAAACCTGTAATTTTATAACCAATAGATTGTCTTTGGTCAAGTGGGTCATCCACACCAGCAGAACCTAAACCTTTAGTAATGACGCGGACATTGCCTTCGCCAGCTAATTTAGTAATTGCATAAGCTTCGTCAGCAAGAATAATGGAGTCGTGTGCTTCCCCAATAACTGGAGCGTTTAACACTTCTTCAAAACGAATACCGAATAAGTCAATGACCATACCATCCATTAAAGGTTGGTTAGTTTGACCAAAGCTCATATATTGCATCATTCTTTCATCATCAAATAACGCAAACATAACATCTGGAGAAACAAGTGCAACATAACGGTTAGCAGCACCTCTTACCCCTGTAACAAAGTCTTTCTTGAATCCAAGAACGATTTTGCGGAAATCGTCAATTTTTGGACGAGCGTTTGCAGTAGCTTCTGAAACTTCAGCAACTGAACCTAATGAGTTAGCATAGAATACAGAACCTTCTGCAACAAGTACATTTCGTACAATTGTATCTAGAGTTTCTTGAGCAATGTAACCGAGTTCAATTGTGTACTCGCGTCTTACATCGTCTAATTGTTGTAAATCAACCAAGTCAGTGAAGTACATTACTTCCCCGTATTGTTTGATAGTAGCAGTAATTTCAATACCGCTGATACCTTCTTTACCTGCAGGAGTTTGACCTTCAACAAGTTCGCCTAAGTTAGCAGCTAAGTCTAATCTTTTAAAGCGTCTCCAGTTAATGGTATCACCATAATTTTTTGGTAAAGTTTTTTGAATTGCATACTTCGCATAGTGGAATTCCATTTGACGAAGCATTTTAAGTAACATCATATCATAATATTGTTCTGGTTTAATTTTTACACCTGTTTGGGTGTTATAGTTAGCTTGGCCAGAAGGCGCGTAAGCAACTAATTTGTCTTGACCTTGGTCACCGTATGTAGCAGCCATAGTTTATCATATCTCCTATTTAATAATTTTCTGCGAACGAAGATACTCATCAATCTCTGCTTCCATTTGTTGAAATTCATCAATAGGAGGTGCAGATTTTTGTGTGCCAGTTTGACCCACAGAGGTTTGTCTTCGTTTCTTTGTTGTTTCGAGCTGTTTTTGTCTGCCTTGCTCGAGGGCATTATCGTAATTTTTTGCACGATAAGCAAATTCAAGTAATACTGGATTTTCTAAAATCGCAATACCATTTGTTTGTGCGTAATCGAATAACTCGACCATTTGTTTTTCTGAAAGGTTATATTTATCGGACACTTTTTGAGCTTCGTAGTTAAAGACTTCTTTTCTACGGTTAAGTTTAATTTCTTCGACTTCTTTTTGAAGTTCTTGCATTTTTTGGAATTGCTCAGGTGTCATTCCTTCTTTATCTGCTTGTTTTTTTACAGATTCTTCGCGAGAACGCTCAATCAATTGTTCCTTCGTTAGGCCATACTGCGCAGCTAGGTCTGAAAGAAATTTATCGGATTCAGCGAGTTTATCGCGTTCTTCCCTGAGTTTCTTGAACGCTTCATTGCGTTTGTGTTCGTCAGGGTCGTTGACTGGTTTTTCTTGCTCTTCGTAGACTTCGTCTTCTTCGACTTGTTCTTCGTCGTATTCGTCGACTTGTTCGACGGGTTCTTGTTCCTGTGTTTCAGAAACTTCTTCGGTAACTTCCTCTACTGGAGCTGTTTCCCCAGAAAACTCAGCGTCTAGTTCTTTTTCTAGCGCTTCAAAATCTATTCCTTGTCTTTGCATTTTTTCTCCTCCGTCTTGAGAACTTTAGGGTGACGACTTCCTAAAGGTTTGGGAAATATCTACTCGATTTTACGCTGGTTGGACCCAACACTTCCCGTCATCACCCTTATTATTCTAGACTTTTACTTTTTTTACTAATATTTTATAAACCTTGTTGGCGTTTTTGTACATCGCCGAGTTTTTCTTGTTGTGGATTTAAGACATTGTACACAATTTCAGCGACCATCTGTGGGTCATACCCGTTATCGAGTGCTTGTACAACTTCTTGTACCACTTGTGCTGCAGTGTCATAAGATTTTTGTTTCTTATCTTGTTCAATTCTAGCAAGAATCACATCTCTATTTGGTGGGTTAAACGCTTTGACCATATCCTCTGCAGATACAATTTGAATATCTGGAGAATATTGTAGTTGCCATTCAGAAAGCATTTGCATTGTGTCTCGACGAGATTGTTCTGTATGACGAATCTTTTTCACAATATTTAAACTGAAGTCCCACGCTAAGTCTTGGAATTCTTCTGATTTAAAAGGTACATATTCAAACTCTGCATCACTATTTGGGTTTGTATCTTTCATTCTCATTACACGATTATCTGTGTAATATTCAATCGCATTCAACAATAAAAGATAACTAAGTTTTTCAATAAACTGTTCAAATAGTGTATATTCGTCTTGGTCTCCTACAAGCGCGCGCTCAATCATTGAGTTCACACCGCCAGTTGTCTGAACTGAGCGTGAACTTTGGCCGGTTGCGAAGTCTGTCATTCCTGTAAAGTCTTCAATGTCTGCTTTTAAGAATTCAATGTAAGCAAGCAGTGTTTGTGGAATATCTGCAACATCCACATTACGGATGACATTGGCTAGGTCTGGTGATTTGGATAAATACACAAGACCAAACGCGTTACCATATTTAGAAATGATACGCGGGTCAATCCCTGCGCCTTCAAAAACAATCTTTTGTGGGTTTTGGTATAGAGTTGCAAGGGTTCCGATGATGGATTGCACTTTATTTATCATCTTGACATTTGGTAAGATGAGTTGTGCATCACTGATTCCCCAGAAATCTTGGCGTTGTTTGTGTTGTCTAAGGATGACAAAAGGAAATAAGTTAGGTTTTATCCCTTCAACTTTTTTAATGACAACACCGTCTGCAACCGTTGTCACATCAATACGAAATCCACCATCATCTTCAACAATTTTCTCATAAAAAGTAATTAAATCGACAATGTGGTCTTGATAACTTGAATAATCACGGTTTTGAAAGATTTCACCGCGGTCTTGCTCACTTTGCATACCGTATGCGGTGACTTTTCTGTCTTCTTGAAACTTTTTCTTGTATTTTTTATCAATAGAAGGGTCCGCAAGGAGTTGTTCTTTCGTTGTTCTAACAAAAGTACCACAATACATTGCTTCTTCTAAGTCAAAAGCCGACGGGTCAACGAAAAATGTGGAAGGTTCTATCTCTTTGACAAGCACTTCCCCTTGAAAAAGGTGTCCTCTTGTTCCACCAATGTAGTTTTCATCCCATCCGACATACAAAATACCTGTACCTAAGAGTCTAGAGGTACGAATTGCGTCTAACATATGGTATTTGACATTCAATTTGTCCCACAATTGCTCATAAAAGCGTTGAAGCATCCAAATTTGAGCTTCATTTTCTGGTGCAAGAGGTTTAAGCTCCCCTAAATACTCTTCTAACATCAACGCACCGGTCTTATAACGCTTGACTTTACTAATATAGTTAGAACTTGGGCGTGGAATCCACGAAGGCATTACACCTTTTTGTGTCCACTGCTCGCCTCTATCAAAAGCATCAAGCTCTATCCAAAGTGAATCTTTGCGTTGGCGTCTAAAATCAATGGCATCTCTGGATTTCTGCCAAATATCTTTAGCGTCCATTCATACCACCCCCTGGTGGCATCATTGAAGCAAAGTCAGTTGGTGCTGCTTGTTGTTGAGGTGCTGCTTGTTGTTGAGGTGCTGCTTGTTGTTGTCCTTGACCCATATTTTTTTCAAGAAGTTGTGTATATAACTTAAATAATGGAATTTGTTGTAATGTTTGCATATCTTTAGCAAGTATTCCTTCTATAATCTGATTAAGTTCCATTGCAAATTGTTGTTTTTTATCAGGCGTGTCATACATTTCAAGCAAACCAATTTTATCAAACACCATTAAAAGTCTTTGTTTCATTTCTTCTTTTGAATCACCTGTTGGCATTCCTAATTCTTGTCTTGATTCATCAGACATAGAAAAAAGTTCTTGCAACCCTTCAGCTGGTACATTCATATCTTCTTGTTGTTGAGGCGCAGTTTGTCCCTGCGCCATTCCCATAAAATCTTTTTGCATTATTTACCTCCTCTTCCCTTCTTAGTTGCTTTGTCATACATTGTAGTATAACCTTCTCCTTTTTTAGAACCTTTAGCGCCTGTTGGCATTTTTGCTAAAGATTTACCTTTTTTATATCCTACTTTTTGTGGCATCTATTTCACCTTCTTCGCGGTTTTCGCGGAATTTTTAAAATCCTTTGCTGTTGGCGCACCTTTACTTCCAGGTGTACGCATTTTCTCTCCGCTTCCTGCGGCAATGCGTTTTCTCTTTGCGTGTATGTTCGCGTATAGTCCTTCTTTTGCCATTACCATTTCACCTTATCTGCCCAGTAAGCTGCACTCATTTTACCTTTTGCGATATTTTTCGCGTGGCGTGCCTTAAATGATTTTTGTCTTGGTGTTGGGCTTTTATCACCGCTCACACCTTGCTGTCCAAAACGGATGGTCTTGGTTTGTTCGCCACTCTTTGCCACGACGATGTGTGACTTCGTTGGGTGACTTGGTGTTTTCTTTGGTTTGTTGTAACCTGATACACCGGCTGCTTTTAATTTTGCGTCTGCCATTATTGTCTCTTGCCTCCTTGCTTACTTGTCTTTGGTTTACTCATCGCCCTTTGTTGTGGTTTTTTCTTTTTCTTCTTCAACTACTTAAGCTCCCGGGGTAGACCAAAATCCCTGTTTAAATCTTCTGGGAAAAGCTCGACGGTCTTAATTTTTTGCTTTGGCTCTTCCGAAGTCTCCACTTCATTGATTTTTTCATTCCACTCGGCCATCATTCGGTCAAGTTCTTGTATCTTCGCTTCGTAGTCTTCTTTCTTGGATATCTTGGTGTAAACACTAAATCTTGTGGCAACAAAAAATCCGAGTAAGAAACTAAAGAAACTTAGAACGGATGCACTTGATATAATAAATATGAGTTCCCAGTTCATTCGAATAACTCCCTAATCTTTTGTGCAATCTCGTGGTCGTCTGTCTCTACTGAGACGCCATCAAAATAGATTAAAGACATTACGCCTAGAATCGACTTTGCGTCAACTGTGATTTTACCTCTGTGTAAATAGACATCGCTTCTTGATTGGTGTGCAATGTTGACAAGTTCACTTGCAATGCCTGCGTGTAAATATTTCATAACTCTCCTCCGTAATCTTGATACCAATCCATCTCAACTTCAACATTATCTCTGAGTTCCCAAGGCAGGTGGTCCTGACGGGAAACCGAAAATTTTTCGCCCTCAGTGAAGTAGACTTCATTGACAACTTTGTCCGGGTCGTCTGGAAGTTCTTGAATGATGTAACGCATTGCGTCCATCGCGTGGTTATTGGCATCGACTGGCTTTTCGCCTCTATTTTTATCTTGGTCAAGTTCAGTTGGTTTGTACTTGTATTCTCGTAACTCCCTAATGACATTGACACAGTTTGAGTGTATTTTTAATTTATTTAAACTAAAGTAGGTAAATACTTTCATCAAACCTGACTCTAGTTTGTTGTTACCTGGTTTAAAAAAGATGCCGTACTCTTGGTAGTGCCCGAAGTACGACCTAAAGTCCGCCCCTCTGTTTTGCCCCTTCGGGTCAGCCACGGGCATTCCGCGAATCATTCCGTGTGGTACTTTTTGCATCATCGCTAACATTTTTTTCGCGTGGTGGTGAACAGGTTTCTCTGATTCAAAGTGCTCGTCGTAGATATGCACCACCCCTTCGACTGGGTCGACCGCGGCTGCGAGCATTACTGTTGCGTCACGCAAACCAAAGTCCACACCAAAGATGCGTTTCCAGTTTGGCGGGATGATAAACGGGTCTACAATGTGGTCAGTTCCCATTGGATAGACTAAACCTTCTGCGTAGTCGAAACTTCCGTAGAGGTAACGCTGTACCCACCAGTCTGGTTTGCCTCGTCCGATTCGCGCCTGGAAGTCCTTATCTAAATAAGTATTCTGAA